ATATTTAATTTTACTGTTTTTTTGTTCTTTTCACTTGAGACGACTTCTGCGTTAAGGTGTTTCTTCGCCATACTTATCCATTTTTCATACTTTTCTCGCTTTATTAGGTTGGCATACATTTCATCAAATTTATATTGTTCTTTTACTTCTTTTACGTGGTTTTTGAATTCATTTACAAGAGCCGAGTGCATTGGAGCTCTTTCGTCCTTGAAGAAAAATTCGAAAAAACAGATTTTACTATTTATGGGCTTGAAACAAGTAAACGCAACCCTTTGACCTTCTGAATTTAAAAAAATGAAACAAAGATTTTGGGCGATTATTAACTTTTTAAGAAATCTGGCAGACATTTCTTGCTTTGATCTCCTATTTTTGGAAACTAAGGGCATTCCAGACATTTTGATCTTTTTTTGAATTGATGCCACTCCATTGAGTACGAAATCGTAGTCTGAGGGTTGGTATTTTCTAATCATTGAATTGTATTATTGTCCTTTTGAGTTCGTTTTTTCTTATGATTTTGGGCTTAAAAACCCTAATAACAAAATTTTTATATGAATTAAATTTCGATCTTGGCCCTAGCGAGGCTAAAATTAAGCTTTTATTTGATTCTCTCTTTGCTTCTTTAAAGACATCTAATAGTAAGTATTTCATCTTAAGATTAAACCTTTTATTTGGTTTTTTGCAGACTATCAATAAATCTAAGGCATCTTTTCTAATTTTACTTTCAGTAAAACATGCAAATCCGAAAATTTCTCCGTCACAAGTTCCTACATAAGTCTTGTTGTTTCGAATCATCTTTCTCAGCTCTTCTCTTAAATAAATCTCTGTGAACCCAGGACTTTGTCCGTTCGTTAAATTTGAAAATGTTTCAATTTTTGTTTGTTCTTGAAATTTTAAAAAAATTTTAAAAACATCATTGGAATCTTCTTTTTTAAATTTATGATAGGAGTAATTCATGTGTAATTGTATATATGGCAAAAGGCATTAATCAAAAGGTATTTACAGAGATATTAAATTTAGAGTCAACTTCTTTAGTCGATTTGTATGCTCTATATTACGATTACCAGAACGATTCTCAAGCTGTACTTTATTTTCATGGAGGTTCTAATGGATTAGCTAAGCCAATTGTTTTTGATGGTCAAGAATATATACCCATACCTGTTGAAGCTGATGGGTTCGAAGTATTAGGTGATCAAGGATTACCAAGACCAAAACTTAGAGTATCTAATGCTGGCTTATATGTTTCGTCAATGTTAAGAAAATATAATAACTTAAATGGCGCAAAGTTAGTGAGGCGGAGAACTTTTATAAAATTTCTAGACGACGTCAACTTCCCTGACAATAAAAACCCTTGGGGAGAAGCAGACCCAAATGCAAGACTTGGAGACGAAAAGTTTTTTGTATCTAGGAAGGTCATGGAAAATAAAATGATGGCTGAGTTTGAGCTAGTCTCTAGCTTGGAGCTAGAAAATGTTAATATACCCAATAGGGAAATATCAGCAAGATACTGTAACTGGGTTTATAGGGGGTATGGGTGCAGATACGGGTCCAAATCGGCCAGCTTAACTGATGGATTTGACAGACCAATAGCAGATATTAAAGATAGTTCATTTGTTGTAGCAGATGGAGCAAACAACTGGCAACTAAATCCAGAATTATTTCCTATTAATAAAACATCGGACGCCATACACGACGACGGCGCTGGAGGCGTTCTAAAAGACAGTGGTAGGTGGAACACAGGAAACCACACATACGCAGTAGGAGATTATATATTTACGGTCAGTGATCGAGTAGCTAATTCCCAAGGATTTACCGCAAACTATTTTCAAAACCACCCAGTGTATTATGTATGCAAATCTGGTCATATCCCCAGTTCTGATGCCTTTAAACCAAATATTCGATCTGATCTTTGGGTAAAAGACTGTTGTTCTAAAAAAATATCCGCCTGTAAGATGAGATTTGATAACGAAGATTTTATTAACGAGGACGGAATAAACACTGATCAAACGCTACCTTTTGGTGGGTTTCCTGGAACAGATAACTTTAGTTATTAATGATTGCAAGAAAAATAAAAAAAACGGCATTTAAGAAACAAAATGAAGAAGTCTGCGGCTTCATTTGCTTTGAGGATGGAGAATTTAATATTTTAGAAGTAGAAAATATGGCTGAAGATAAAAGTTCCGAGTTTTACATTTCTGCTAAAAGTTTTTTATATGCTAAACAAAATAATAATTTAGTAGCAGTTTTTCATTCTCACCCTAGCGGTAACGAGAAATTAAGTAAATACGATGAAACCTGCTCAGAAGCTACGTGCATACCATTTGTAGTATTTTCAAATAAGACTGGAAAATTTTCTGTTTACGAGCCAGAGTTTTTAGACACAAATCGAGAATTAGTGGAAAAAATGAAAGAAGAACTATGTCGATAAAATTACATGGAATTATAGCTAAAAAATTTGAAGAAGAATTAGATATACCTTCTGACATTGACGAATCATTTTTATTTGATATTTTGAATATGAAATTTAATGGTTTCAAATTATTCATTCAGCGGCAGGCTCAAAAGGGCGTTCTTTATGAAACAGTAAAGTTAGATGGGGACTACCACATAGTCCCGATTATTTGTGGTAATATTGGTGCATTGGCTTCCATGATCGGTAGTCAATTATTTGGCTCTTTTTTGGGTAGTTTTGTTACAAATACTGTAATTAGCGGAATTATGGGTATGATAAGCCCCACTGCAGAGCAAGAAAATGTAGGAGCCGAAAAAGTGGTAGTATTGCAAAGCACTAGGTTTTCGGGTCTTGAAAACAAACCGACTCAAGGTTCAAAAATTCCAGTTGGTTATGGGCGATTAAGAATAGGCAGTAAATTAGTAATGCAGCATAAAAAACCTATAGAATGGTCCGTTTTCAGAGAAATAGAAAATACAGATAATTTTGGCCAATCAGGAGAAGAATATCTGAACCCTACAACATAATGAAAACAAAAATAATATTACATGGAAAATTAGCAAAAAAATTCGGCGAAAGCTTTGAGTTTTACAATATACATAATTTGAAAAACGCGGTTTCAGCTATAAATAGTATTAATCCAGAATTTAAGTCTTACCTAATAAGACAATCTCAAGAGGGCATTAACTATCAAATAATAATAGATAAAGAAGTAGTACAAAATGTAAATGATTTTACAAACATAAAACCAGAATCTAATATACAGTTTGTCCCTTGCATTTTGGGGGCCGACCCAGTAACTATTATAGCTACTTTAATAGTCAACCTAATTATAGCGGGGATACAATATTTATTGTTTCCCGCGGAGGCTTTAGACGATAAGAGAATAGAAGCATCTATAAAGGGAGAGAGTTATATGTTTGCTAGTCCAGAGAATTTGGCAAAGCAAGGACAGGCTCTACCATTGGGTTATGGTAGATTAAGGGTTGGATCTCAAATTGTTAGCTCGTCTATAACTAATAAAGATTTATCTAATAATAATTTTGATAATACTGATTTTGGATATCCTGATAACATTAAAAATCAAATTTCTGAGTTTTTAAATTTAAGCTTGTTGAAAAACGAATATATGTAACATGAGAGTGTTTAAGAATAAAATTTTAAAATCTTTTAAGGGAAGGGGTTCTTCCAAAGATGATGCGGATGTAAACTATTCTCTCATGCCTCAACCAGATGGAAACTTTTTAAGAAGTACGGATTTTTTAAGTAGCTTAGATCTTTTATGCGAAGGCGAAATAGAAGGTTTTGTTAATCCAGAAGGAGCACTTCTAAATGGTGTAGATGTTCTACAAGCTGTATATTTAAATGATGTTCCAGTATTAGAAGTAGAATCTTATTCTTCGGCCACAGCAAAATCACTAGTAGATTTAACAGGGCCTACAATAATAATTGTAGGAGATAATCCACAAATAATAGAATTAGGGGTAGACTCATTCGTTGATGAGGGCGCATTTGCAGATAACGGAGAAGCTGTTTCTGTTATCAGTAATGTCGATGATCAGGTAGTGGGAAGTTACACAGTAACCTACTCTGCAACAGATGCCTCTGGGAATACAAGCACTGCCACTAGAGTTGTAAATGTTATTGAAAAAACAGCTCCAGTGATAACTATTTTAGGCAGTAATCCATTGACAATACAACAAGGAACTGTTTACACCGACGCTGGTGCAACTTCAGATGGCGGAGAAACTATTACTGTTATAAATGGTAACATAGACACAAGTGTTCCGAATAGACACCAAGTCATCTATTTTGCTACAGATGCCTCTGGAAATACAGGAACCGCAATTAGACTCGTTAGCGTTATAGATACTGTGCCTCCAGTAATTACGGTATTGGGTGATAACCCATTGCTAGTTGTTAGAGACTCTACATACACCGACCCTGGTGCTACTTCAGATGGTAACGAATTTGTCTCCATTAATAATGCAGTGAATATGTCTGCAGAAGGCATTTACACAGTAACCTACTCTGCAACAGATGCCTCTGGGAATACAGGCACTGCCACTAGGACGGTTGAGGTTATAGGTGATAATATAGTAACGTTTTCTTGGGGTCGAGGTTCTTTTAATACCAACACATGGACGTATGACCCACAAGAGAATAGATGGGAGTATATTCGTAATTCTGGACCTACAAACTATATAGAAAAAACTTCAAATAATCGTTGGAAATTTTACGGCAATATTAATTTGAATAGGCCATCGGGTACAGTTGAATATATAACCAACAGTAGTTACACTAGTGATGTTCCAATAAATATTCCGCATTCTGACTGGAGATTTGTAGGTCAGGCGAACAGTAGCTCGTCCGCCGCGAAAGTTGGTTTTTTACTTCTTGAGAGCGATATTCCAAGTTCTGGATCCACTATTACTCTTCAAGGTTTCTATCCTGATGGCTCTGGGAGTTCAGGAGTAGATTTTAATGGAACTTATAGATTCGATAGCAACAATTTTACCGAATTAACCTACACAAAAACTGATAGCACGTTTACATATACAATAAAATTAAGCAGGAACGGCGCAAACTTTAGATGGATTGCGTACTACACTGGTTCTGGTATATGGTTCTGGAGTGATGACTTTGACCCAGATGCAGACATAAACAATATTCTTGATATAACCCTGGG